TCTCAAGGTAGCGTGACCGACATACGTCCAAAACGACATCCATATCAGGTATCTGATAAGATACATTTTTTACAATTTTACCTTTGGCGAAAATCTCCTCAGATTCCACTAAAGGTAACTCTAACTGCTCGACTATTTCCATATAGGCCCCTCCCTTAGCTCTCGATTTCTCGAAACAAGAGTTATGAGAAGGCTCAAATGCCTTTGGTGTATAAGGTCTTCTGGTATTACGTAGAATCGCATTACAAGTCGAACCGACGTTTCTCTAATTGGGTCACGGAAAACCTTAACTTCTTTATAAGAAGAAGGGTCCATGATCAGAGATCCGTCGGAAGACATTGCAACATCGCGAATCGGTAAACCTGAATACTCATCAATACTTTCCCAAAAGGACATAAAAGTAGGAGGTGTAGTCATTGCCTTAACATGGGAACGGATCTCTTCACGTAAAAAGGAATCTGCAACGGTGGCACAGCCACGTTTGATACCTTGTAAGAAACCCATACCAAGTTTTAGACAAATTGGAACAGTTAATGAATTAAAGTTTCGACGATTCAAATAATTCTTAAGTACTCGTTTAATTGATCCAGTCCAGATAAGATAATGCCCAGGGAACCCTTCGGGTTTCGGGGGTAAGTCTTGATCTAGAACACTCGCCATAGGGCAAGCTGTATGATATTTAACGAACTTGATAAAAGAATCACGGGGAAACTTAACAGTGTTCAAGAATAATTTAGATTGTTCTTTGAAGTTAAAACGGGCGTGAAAGTCTGGAATAATATCCGTCAAAACAGATATTTCAGCCGAAACAAAAGACAATATCTCAAAGAGGTACTTGTCATCACACAAGAAAAAGGTTTGATTAGGATCAACCGATTTGATAAAGGTAGAAATTACTTTCACCTCAGTCGTAAAATCGGTATCATGTCCTGATAAACGTTTTTCCTCGTGTAACAACGACGATTGGAGCCAGGCTCCAACCGTTGTAACATCAGTGGTCCATTGTACATTTGAAACGGTTAATAACTTTAACGCTGTAAAAAGCAATTTAGAAATAACCTTATTCTTTGTCGTCATTATTAATTTATTTGACAACCATGTACTCTGTCCCGGAACAGGTAGGATGGGGGTATAAGAAACAAGTTTCTTTAACCCCTTATCCCACCTATTCCGGGACGCTCCGGGAACTCCCCGGAGCAGTGACCCTAGCAACCCATCGCACACTTCTCGAAAAGAGAGGTGGTCTG